CTCACTCGTTATTCCGTTAGTCATCCTTCGCTGGCTGGACCATTTCCCTCGCGCCAAGGTAGTGCTGACCTCGGCTGACCCGAGGCAACTTGATAGCCAGATCATGCGAGCCTTGCATTCCTATCGCCAGCCGCACCTGGTGCATTGGGAATTTCTCTCGCGCGAAATCCGGCTTCCTCAAGGTGGCCTCTTGACTGCGTTCACGACCGACGAAGCCGGTCGCATGGAAGGGCATCATGGGACTAAAGGCGCACCGCTACTCATTGTAGTGGATGAGGCTAAGAGCGTGCCAAATGATATCTTTCAGGCGATTGACCGGTGCGGGTACGCGGTGCTGTTGGTGATTAGCTCGCCTGGCTTACGCTCCGGTACTTTTTACGAATGTTTTTCCAGTAACCGGGCGCAGCATCTCACTTTCGAAATCAGCTTGGAGCAGTGTCCGCATATCCCGCGAGCCAAGATTGACGATATGCTGGCGACTTACGGCGAAGGCCATCCGTTGGTTCGCTCCAGTATCTACGGCGAGTTTATGGATTTAAGCGAAGGCGAATCCTTCGTGGTGCCTTTTCAGAGCCTGATGGCAACCTTACAGAATCCACCGCATGCCAGAATTTCGAGACACGAGTACGCTGGCTTTTGTGATTTTGCACAGGGTCGAGATGAGAATACGCTGGCCATTCGGAGTGGTAACAAATTGCTCCAACTGGTCGGCTGGCACGATACCGACGCGATTTCGATCGTTGGTCGTTTCATACTCGAATTCCGACGTCACGGGTTACGTCCGGAACAGATCTGGGGGGATTCGGGAGGTTTGGGTCTGCCTATGTGCGATATGCTCCGAGACGCCGGCTGGGCCATAAACCGGTTCAGTTTCGGTGCTAAAGCGACCAACGAAGACCATTATGTTTCCAGAGGAGCGGAGATCTGGCACGCGTTCGCGCAACGGGTCCAGAAGGGGGAGCTGGTCTTAATCAATGATCCGACCTTGGTCAGCCAATTAACCAGTCGGAAAACGACCTATGACGCCCGAGGGCGCTTGGGGATTGAGAAGAAAGAAGACATGGCAGCGCGTGGGGTAAAGAGCCCGGACCGGGCGGACGCGGTTGCGGGAGCGTTTGCGCACGGGATTCAGACGTTTGCCGCCTACGCGCAGCGGATCAACGATCCATGGCAGAAGCTGGAGGAAGCGTACGACGGTGGTCTGGAACGGGAACAGGAGACGAGCATTTACGGGTTGCGGCGCCAGTTGGAAGAACTTGGGAGTTGGACAGGTGAATAAATGTTGCAAGTGTCAAGCTTTTTTGTTATTCCGTGCTATCGAATATGAGCATCGTTGCTGCTGGAGCTCCGGCGAGTGACCGCTCCTTGGCACCAGGAGCCTCTCTGCGCGAGCGGAGAGTTTCAGGCGTTTTTCAAGAGCGGACTTTTTATCGCTGCAACCATTAGCTAGCTAGGAGAGAATTTTATGGCAGACGCACAGAATCCCACTGGTCAGGTAGCTGATCAGGCGGCACTAGACACAATCCAGAATCCAGCCCAAGGCGATGTTTATATAACTCTTGACACGGGGGACGCGTGGCAATGGACGGGCACGGTCTGGGCGGATGTGGCGGCGGCGCCCGCTCCCAAGGCGGCTCCGGCGCCTGGTACGGCGGTAGCCGGGACCACCACGATTGACGCGTTGTTTACCACCATGTACGCCACGCGCTCCGGTGACTTAGGGGCGGCAACGTACCGGTGGAGTGACGCCAACACGATCCAGGCGATTTTTGCCGCTGGCACCACGCCGACGGCGGTTAACGGGAGCATGATGACGTGCAGATTCGAGGCGCGCGCTTTTGCGCCCAGCTCGATTTTGCCGTGAGGAGCTTTTTTTCTTTATGCCGCAGACAGTTAATGTACGGATGCACGCCACGATCACACTGGCCTCCAGTGACCTGTGCACGGTGAACATTGCCGGCGACACGGAGAACAGCGTGTACATGAAGAACACCGGACCCGGGAAAGTCTGGCTATCCTACGATACGACGGTGCCTGCGGCGGTTGGGAACGCGAACTGTCTGGTCCTGGCGGTGGGCGACACCTACACGCGCAACCACGTGGTGCGCAACCAGGTGCTAACGCTGAACGCTGACACGGCGAGCACGGTTTTAAGTCTTTCAACCAGTCCGTACCCATGATCGGGCTCGCCGTTTTAGCGGTAGTCTACACCAAAAGCTTTATGGCTATAGCGACAACGATTCGGCGTGCGGCTTTTAACACCAACTACATGGGTTGGGTAAATGTGAGTTTGGTCAGTGGGGCGGGCGTCAGTGCGGCGACGCCCTTAACGATTGCGGGCGACCTGGTGTTGACGCCGCAACAGGAGTTGCCCAATTTGGGCTGGAAATGCCGGATTACTTCTACGCCGCCTGGGTGCTCGCGTTTGATTATTCGTCCGGGCGATACGGTGACGGGATAGGAATGGCAAGCGCGTGGAGGATAACAAAGATCTTTATGGCGACATTAATAACGATCTTTCAGATCGCCAGAAGTGGGAAGCGCGCCAGATTTTGTGGCACCGGATGCGTGGTCAGGGTGCCGGGAGAACCAACCGGCCATGGCCCGGAGCGGCGAACGTTCACGTGCCCATTGCCGACACCATCATTGGCAAACTAAAACCATATTATGTGGTCTGGGTGTTCGGCCCTGAACTTCTGGCGAGTTTTTATTCGTTGGATACTCAGGGCGACAGCTATACGGATTCTGTAGCGCAATGGTTTGATTACCAGGTGCGGGAGCGCAGCAACTTTTCGGAGCAGACAATATGTGCGATTGACTCGTGTCTGCAGAACGGTTTTGGGGTGCTCAAGCCGTATTGGGACGCGGGGGCGGAGCGGTTGGCTTTTGCCAGTATCGACCCGTATTTCATTATTGTGCCGCCCTGGAGCACGAACGATCTGAACAAAGCGGATCGGGTTGTCCATTCGATGCAGTATTCGCGCGAGGAGTATTTAAGAGATGCGGAAAAGAAGGGATTTAACGCGGACGACAGTTTTATTGACTCGATCATGGGGGAGGGGAAACCGGACCCCAAATATGACCAGAGCCGGTACACGGCGGAGGGTTTGAGTTACAGTCGGCAAAAGGATTTGATTATCTTGTGGGAAGTGTATCTGCGCCAGACTGACGGCCAGATTCTGGTTAAGACGTTCAGTCCCCTGCAGCCGGATGAACCTGCGCGAGGTGATTTCAAGTTGCCGTACGAGCACAAGCAGGTGCCGCTGATCATGATTCCGTACGAGCTGACCGATGGCGGCTATTACTCAAGTCGCGGCGTATGCGAACTGGTGCAGATGTATGAGGCGAGCGCGTGTAAGACCTGGAATGAGAAGTTGGACTTCATGTCGATTGCGAACCGTCCGGTACTCGGCACGCAGGGTGGGAGCATCAATGCTCAAAATATCCGGTGGGAACCTGGTGCGGTTTATGACTCGGTACTGCAACTTGTCCAGCAACCGAGTCCGCCGGTTAGTTTCGATGAAGAACTCGCTAGTACACGTTCTATGGCAGAGCAACGCGTGGGCATTCCTGATTTTGGTGTTGCCGGTCCGAACCAGCCAACAGGCAATAAAACGGCAACGGAAACCAATGTCATTACAAATGTAATGCAGCAGTCCAATGATCTGCGGGCGCGGATATTGAAAGGGTCAATGACGCGAGTGTTTGAGCAATGCTGGGGATTATTGAAGCAATATGACAGGCAGAGTCTGGATTATTTCTGGCGCAAGGAACGGATCACGTTGGATGACGCGGCTTTTGACAATAAATACGTGTTGCGGCCTAACGGTTCTGTTGATGGCTATAGTCGCGAACGGGAGATCCAGAAACTGATGCAATTGCGGCAATTGAGCCAGGGTAGCCCGTGGATCAAGACGTTTGAGATTGACCGCAAGATAATCGAGCTGAGCGATGCGCAATGGGTGAGCGACATTTACGAGGAGCCGCAGGATGCGGCGGCGGATCAACAGGAACAGCAAGCGATTGAGAACTCGATCATGCTGGATGGGTTTTTGCCGCAGGTTAAGCCGAACGACGAGCATGTGGTGCATTTGACGGTCTGTGACGGGTTTATTGGTTGGAGCGCGCAACAGGGTAAACCGATTCCGCCGCCGTTAATGGGGACGTTCATGCAACATATGAGTATGCATATCCAGGCGGCGAAAGCCGACCCGCAATACTGGAAAGCACATGCTCAGCAGATTGCGCCCTTTATTGCCAAGGTAGCGCAGACGGCCAAGCAAATGCAGCAGGCGCAAAATGCTCAAGCTGCGGCTACTGGCGCACTGGCTTCTTTACGCGGCAGCGGCCGAGTGCCGGGTGAAGCGCCCGCTCTGGGAGCTGGTGGCGTGCCTCCGGTGCCTGGTGGTGCGCCGCCTCCGGCGCCGCCGATTCCGGGTCAACCGAGCGCTGGGGTACCGATGCCCAATGGCAGCGGAGGTCTGCCGGTGGAATGAATACGATCCTGAGATGGTATCTGCGCGTGGTTCTTTCCGCGCCGATTTTGCGTGCAGTGGACTGGACACCGGAGGAGC